AGAGACAATGCGCACAAAACCGGCGAAAGTCGAATACGGCGTTCTCATCCACCAATAAGACGGCGTGTTGTTCCAATATTTTATACGGTCAGCGTTCTCTGCACCTTTCCAATATTCTAATTGCTCGCCCTCTGACACGCCGCTAAATTCGTCTGAACCGAAAATATCTTTTCTTGATTGCAAGAAAATCTTATCAAGGGTAATATCAAAAGTAGCACCGTCAACTTTGTCAACTTGGTGTAAAGCCGTTTTAACTTCGACCTCACCGAGCGCCTTAACAAAATCGGGGTCCATACCGTATAAGAAGCCCGCAAGTTTTGCGCCGCTTGGAACTCTATCAAATACAGTCGCAGGTTTCCACCAATTACTAACTGCAGAAGAACCCGAAGCAACAGCGGGCGCGTCGGAATTAAGCCATTGTCTATAAACACTATCACGCCAACGGTTCGTGCCGTATGCTTGCCTACCGCAAACGTTTCTTTTGCCTTTGTAGGTTGTTCCCCCAACAACGATAGACGCGTCTTCTTCGTAATACGCACGGTTGTTGTCGGCGAAAGTTCCAAGGTCAATACAATCGGAGCCGTCCCACAACGCTGTTGCGATGCCCGACTCGACTTCCGCCCTTTCGGGTTGAACACCGTAAGTTGCAAAAGTGCCGCTTACTACTCTGTCTTTCGAAAGAGATGCGTCGTAAACACCTATTTTCGAGTGTCTAAAACCACCGCCAGCGGGAATTGCTTTTGTGAGTGTAAACATATAGGTCCCGTCTTCTGCGGTTGAGCCGTTAAACGCGCCGTGGTCTAACGTAAGTTTATATTTGCCAGCGGGTAAGCCATCTTGCGCATAATAAAGCAACTGCGAAGCTGAAAACTGAATAGAACCGTAAGTCACTATATCGTGCATACCAAGAACGATACAATTTTTAATCGTTGATTTTGGGTTATACTTGTCAAAATCAAGAATATCGAACGGTAAAACCGAAGTAGTTATCGTGATTGCGATTTTATCGTTTTCGGCGGGTGTTCCCGTTGTGGTAATACCATATTCGGCAAGCGATACCGCGTCGAAATCGTTAGTGTGCCAAGCCGCGCCGTTGAACGTTAATTCAAACACGCCACTTTTCACTATGCCAAGTTTTTCTATAAATTTTGGCATATCAACAGTAGCTGCTGTTATTCCCGAACTGTTGCCAACGGTAGCGGTAATGCTTTTAACCTTTTCGGTTTCAAACTGGTCGCCAACGCTGAACAACGTCGAAGCAATGCCTTCGCGGACGTATTCGCTAACTTGCGCAAACGTCGTTATGTCTGCGCCGTTAACATAGCCCGTTAGGCGAGAAAGGTTTTTGTTTAGAATTTCCATTTGAGTTCTAAACGTTTCGTCTGTTAAAAGTTTGTGAGGCATTTTATTTCTCCTTTAATCTTTACCGTAAACGAAGCCGTCATCCCCGACAAAAAACGGTAAGGCGTCAATCGCTTCGGTTCTTTCCTTTTTTTCGTTAGCGATACTCTCGCTTAATTCTTCAACAGCGGTTTGTCTTGCTGTTTTTTCTGCTTCTATACCGCTTTTAAGTTCGGCGTTTGCTTTTACTCGCGCAAGAGATTCCGTTGTTAATTTGGTTTCGATTACCTTGTCGGCGGCTTTTCTTGCGGCGATTTCGGCGTCTAATTGCTCGGTGGTTGCAAGCCCCCTTACTATTGAGCCGATAGGCGCAGTTGCGGTATTTCCGTTAGTTAACGTAAAAATTAAGTTTTCTCCCGATTCGTCAACCTTGATATTGACTACCGAGCTTTCAACGGGGAAGTTGATTTTATGCGAACTTAAAATTTTGCCGTCTTGCGACATAAGAGAGAATCGACAAGTTTTACTTTCGCCGTCCGCCGTAACAACCAACGAGTGAGCAAGCTCCGACGTCAAACGGTCTGCAAGAATTTGCATTATTCCATTAAGTTCACCAAACAACTCGCGCACTAATTCGTCAGTAACGATTTTTAATTTTCCCATAACTATTCACCCCCTACTTGATTAGCGTAAACGTTCCCGTCATCGTCAGCGGTAAAATATACCAACGTTCTTTTGTCGAGTTCGTTTATACTTTCTTGTAATTTCTCGTCTGCGCCCGTCCTTGCCGTTTTCTCGGCTGTTATTGCTTCGTTCAACACTTTGCCTTGTCGGGCGCTTAAAACCTTTCCAAACTCGTCGCTTTCAAGGTTGTCTATAATGTCGGTATAGTTGACCTTTTCAACGATTAAGTTTATTAAGCCGTTAATACTTCTTTGCTGTTCGACGTTCTTGATTTGATATTCTTCAAAAATATCTTTGAACTCGCCCGCCGAACCTATAAAGGTCCTAATATAAATCTTGCCGATTGTCGTGATAAACGCTTCCGTAAAAACGTCGCCCATTTTATTAACGAGTAAAATTCCGTCCCTACTGTTTGTCACCCTATCGTATGAACTGCCTTTATTGAGAACCGACGGCACAATATCGACAACGTCGTGCGTAAAATTAAAATACAGCGCTGGGGCGGTCTTTGCTCCGTCGGCGCTGTATATAACCGTGTCGGGTAATGCGTTTGCATTGTATTTTCTAAACGCTTGTGCTGATAAGGGGGTGATAAACTGTAAAACAATTTCGTTATAGTTTTCGCTTGAAATATTAAGCGGTTGCGCTATCTTTCCGTTATCAACTATAAACGATGCTTCGTCTGATGGATATTCGGGGCGATTTTCTTCGGCTATGGTTGTATCGTGCCAACGAACTACAACCGTTGCTATTCCCGCGACTGCCGTGTCCCACGCTTGCAACGTGTAATAATACTTGTCTTCGGCGTCAATTTTTATCATTGAATACCACCCCGACTGTTCGCCGTCTGGTCGGGTAATACAAAGTTGAACCGCCATATTGTCGGCAAGTATCTGCCCGGTGTCAATAGGCGACTCGTTTTCGTTCCACTCAACGTAAATGCGTCGTGATAAGTCTTGCCCGCGCCTTACTCTTTCGCCGCGTAGCAATTCGACACTTCCGTCTGAACTTAATACAATTCTCATTTTTTTTGCTCCTTTGAAAATTTGATATAAAAAAAGGAACTTGCTTTTTCGCAAATTCCTTTTCTATCCTATAATAATTATTTAGTTGTTGTTTTGTTGTGGTGGTTTTTGGTTTTTAATCTTACGAATTTCGTTAGCAAAGCAACTTGCCCCTATGCCGAAAACAATCGTCAAAATTATTTCAAGAACTATTTCGCGCCTTGCTTCATAGCATACGTATTCAATATGTCCGCCTTGAATTTCAAAAGAAAGAACAAACGCATTCTTTAACGAACCTTGTTTAGTAATTCGGTCTGCGCTTGTTGTTGAGCCATATAAGCAGCCGTTGTCAACATATCCTATATAATATCGAATATTCTCACCGTTTTTGTTTCTAAACTCCGCAATTCCGCCATTATGCAAAATAAATTCATAGGGGTAATCTATTGCCGCTTTATTTTCGTATGACTTATCGTAAAAAAACGGTGTCGTCGCTGTTTTTACAAGAAAAAACAAAGACAATGCCACCCCAAAAGCAAAAACACCAAAGAAAAAACGATACAAATTATAGCGCGTCATTAAAATTTTCTCCTAAACATTAGGTATATCGGCGGCAATGTTTCGCCGTCGTGAACTTTCTTTTCGATATATAAACAAAGTCGATTATTGTTGTCTATAATACCATATCCTTCGCCTATTGTCAAGCCCGTGGGCGTCTCTGCAATATAAGGAACAACACCACCGCTCGTAGAACCATTTTTCTTTGCCGTTGCAGAGTTAATTCTTATGTGCCTTGTTTTTGTTGAATAACTTATCGTAGGCATAACGTGTCCAATAATTGAGCCGCTATAATATTCGTCAAATTTGTTTTGTTTTTTAGTGAACACAACATAGCGATATGTATTACTATTATTACTTGCAAACGGAATACTTTCTATAAACCCCTTAAATATTTCTATCTTTGGGTTTGCCGTAACGAAGTTCAGTTGAGCCGTAACGGAAAGTTGTTCCCTACTATCTTTATCTATTATGTAGCCATAACCATCTCCCGTAAAAGAACCGAAGTAATTATCGGCAACAACAGACTGCTTTGACAAATCAATTTTGTATAGCTGTTTTCCATTTACTTTTGAACCGTTTTCATAAATTGAAACCGTGTCAGCAAGCTCAAAAATCATATTGCTAAAACGACCGTATTCATTGCCATATTCGATATATTGTTCAAGGGCGTATGTATTAACCCCGCCATAAGCCGAAGCATTGACCGCGTAGGTGGCTGCGCTATAATTGTCGTCCATTTTGAATTGACACACAATAGCCCTACCAAAAGAAAAGCAGCAAACCGGCAAAACAAAATCGTGGTGTATCGAGTTTCCGTCTTTATCTGCACTTTCGGTTGAACAAATAGCGCAACTCATTAAAGAATAATCATAGCCCGTATCGTTCGCCAATTTGGCTGATATAGCCGCCAAGGTAGAAACAGTAGCGAAAGAAACGTGTTTTAATTCTTCTTCGACTTTTGCTTGATATTCAGCATAGTTTGAATTTGAATAAATTTTATCAACGTCGAGCCTTGTATCAACAATACAAAATTCTTCTATATCGACATTTCTTTTAATGCTTTCTTTTTCACTAATTTCAAACTGCCTTACTGCTCTTTGAACTTCAACGTCTGCAAAAAGCTCGTTATAATGTCTTGACCACGTTGTTGTGGCTTTAATAGGCGCATTATAGGAAAGCTCCCTACTAACTTGGAAAGCGTAATAGTCTTTTATGTGCCATTGCCCACACTTTGGAACTTCTGACAAAGAGTTAAAATATTGCGTTCTTGATAATTTGATATTTCCCGTTTTTAATAGCGCTGCGTTCATTGCTTCGCCGTATCTATTAACGTCTAATTCGTTTGATTGTTGATTATAAAACAGCGTTGATTTTTCTGCATCTTTTTTTATAAGGGTTTTATATTGACGCGCTTTGAAATTGACAAAAGGAATATATTTAATTCTAACTTCTATATCCTTTAAGTTACCGCTAAAATTAGGCAAACCACTCCATTGTATTATAGTTATTAATGCCTGTTGCATATCCAAATCACCAACAAAAGAAGCGCTTTTACTTTCAAGTGTTAAACCTCTAATATTCGTTTGCCCTTCTTCATAGTATAGGTAGTGCGTTTTCATATTTGAATAGTCAGACTTGTCGTATTCCGATTTCAAATTGTATATCGCTTTTTCGACAACCCTACCTGTAATATCAAGTATGTTTGAATCGTCCCCATTTACTCTTAATTCAACTTTTTTTATGGCTCTTATGGGTTCTCTTGTCTTGAATATACACTCGTTATCCGATATTTCAAAAATCGCGCTTTCGGTCCTTGTTGATAAAAATCCGTTTTCAAATGGTTCAATTAATGTAAACCCGTTGTCGTAGTTCGTTACTGTTGCGTTTTGTATATGACTAATAAAGTCGCTCGCGTATTCTTCCGACGGGTTTTCAAGGTCTATAAGAGAATAATTGCTGCCTACAAATTTGTTGTTTTTTTCGTAAAACACACCCGCGAAGGCGCTTTCTTTCTGTCCTAAAAGGTCAAAGGTTATAACGTTCCAATTTGACCAGTCGTCTTTAACGTCAATCAATTTACCGTCTTTGTCTGTTTCTTGCCCGTCAACTACTTGTGGAATTAAGCGCGGAACGCCGTGAATATGCTTTCCGATTTGCGTTAGTGCTTCAAATAACGAGCATTGCGTCAATGAAAATTCAGGGCTCGGAGTATTTTGTAAATAATAAGCCATATTCGCGTCAAACACAAATTCGGGTTCGTCTAAACCCGCTGCGCGAGTTTGACCAACAGACAATAATCTATCAACAACTTCTTTAATAGTATATTCATGTTTAGCGTGTGCTTCATTTTGAATTGCAAGCAATTTCCACGTTGCTGTGTATTTGAATAATGTCCCACCGGGCGCAGTTAATACGCCTTGAATATCAAGTCTATAAACTTGTGTAAATGTATAATAGCCTGCTTTTGAAAAAGTATATGTTCCGTTTGTGCTTAAATTCACCTTGTTCCCGTCTGGTTCAATTACATAATATTCTTTAAGCGGAACGTCCTCGGTCATATTTGCCCAATCTAATCCCAACCAATCAAGAATACCCGGAAGAAAGCCGTTTTGCCTAAACTTTCCTTCAACTTTTAAATAAACAGCGGTTGATATTTCATATTTGCCAGTGTCCGCGTCTAATAGAACGTTTGGTCCCATAAACCGCTTATCGCTTGCGTATTCGTGTCTATAAAACCCTATTGGGATATAACTATCGTAGGTGTATGATTCAGTATATGCGTCATAATAAGCATTGTAATTAACCACGTGCATTTCTTTTTCACTATCGAAATCGACTTCGTGTTTAGCAACGCCGTAGTTGTGCGGTAAAAAATTAGTAAATGAAAGATTATCAACAACGCGCCTTTCTAAAATTTTAGTTATTTCTATCAAAGAAACGGTATGCCTATAAATCGGCGCATTTCCGCGACCAACATTTTGAACAGCGTCGTTATCAACATATCTGTAAATGCTTTCTTTTGTTATTTCGCCGTTGGTTTCGTCGGTTAGTTCTATAATAATTCTTGTGAATGGTTTTAGTGGTGTCTTAAATTTTGTAAGTAAACTAATTTGTGAAGTATCTAATACCGCGTCTAATTGAGTAGTATCATAAATAGGCATTTCAAGTTGGTCTGTTATATCTTTACGAATAAAACGCTTTTTACCAAAAATAACTTCTTCTGGTTTAATCTTGTATAGTTTAATGTTTGTTATCATTATCTACTCCTATTTATACTTCCTGCGCGCTTACCCGCAATAGACAAGCCAACTCTTTCAGTTCTTGCTTTTTCGTTATAGTCAATACTGCTATTTATTGTTTCTACGCCAAAAGATAAAACAGTTAAGGCGGCAGCTAAATAGTTTTGAGTGGCAAGCGATCCGATAAAAGTCGCGCCGTATCCTATCGTTTTAACTGCAGCATTGACTTGGGCTTGTTTAACGTTGCTTCTCGTTGCCGCGCCCACTCTTGACGTAACCATATTAAACGCTTGTTTCCCAACATATAAGGCCATTGCTTTTGTAGCGGTGAGTGCGTTGTCTTTTTCTTTTCCTTGTTTTTTGGTTTGTTCGGGCGCGTCGGGGTTTGGCGTTGCACCGGGACAAGTTGGGTCTGCTTCCGAGCCAACCGCTCCGCCGTCTTGAAAAATAATATTTATGTTAGTATCCATAACTACCCCCTAAAATTCATTTGAGCCACCAGAGCCACCGCCCCACATATCGCCACTCGAACCGCCGCCCGCGTTTCCGCCACTTGTGTTAGAATCAATATAACCAAATGCCGAATTAACAGAGTTAGACGTTCCGTTGTTATAGTTGTCTTCTTGTTCGTTATCTTCGTCGCTTTCGTTAGATATAACTAATAAATCTTGGAAAGTTAACGTTGCTGTAACGAAAGCGCCCGCGTTTCTGTCTATGCTTCCGCCCGTCATTACAACGGTTCTTTCTTTGTCTATTTTGTCGGTTGTGAAAGCGGGGTAATGGTCTATTACTATAACTTTTTCGTTCATTTCTAACGGTTCAATATTCTCTATGATTTTTAAGATTTTTTCGCAAATCTCGTTTTTCATAAGCAAAATAGTATAGCTATAAGAATATGCTTGCGTGTTGTTGAACGCTTTTGCTATTGTTGAGTTGGCCATTTGTGGCGCTTCTTGGGTTTTAACCAAGTTAGAACTTGCTGATAAAACTTCAATCTTTCCACGCAATTCGTTTTCGGTATCTTTCCCAAAAATAATATCCGTTTCAACTTCGTTTCCAACAAGCACGCCGCCTTGTGTTTGCGTTACAAGACAAGTCCCCATCAGTTCAAGGGCTTGGTAAAATTTACCTGTATCAACAACAGGGTCCCCCAAAGGTCGCGTAAAGTCTAAAAAAGAATAATAGCGATATGTTTTACCATTACTTTCAAAAGTTCCCTTGTTAAGCCCTGCAAGTTGGCTTAAAATTTGAATAGTGTTGTCGTAATCTTCTTTATACTCACAACAAGTATAAAAGCGTAAAACAATTTGCAAGCTCTCTGCCTTAATATTTGATATTTTGTAAGGCTGACGAGTTGCAAGCATTACTCCGTTTTCCCTATCGCCGTCAATGTTTAAGTTTACATTTAACTCAATATCAAAGCGGTTTCCTATAATTTTTTGATATTCTTTTGCAAGGTCTTCAAGCCTTACAAGTTCGGTTAATTTACTCAAAATCTTTTACCCCCATATGCTGCACATAAATCACTTACAAACTGCTCAACGCTTTTTGATTGCCAATTTGGCTTGCGGCTTCGCGTTTCGGTGTATGGCAAATATCCGACTTTACCGTCAACACCGCTTAATACTATCGTGCCTTTGTCGGCTGTTTTGTAGCCCGCATAAATACCGTTATTTTTTAGGTTTCCCGGATATGGCGAATACATATTCGTTCCGGGTTTTCCTTTTGGTCCCGGCGTCATGCGAACGGGCGCGTTTTCTTTAAGTATATAAAGCAATTTGTTTAGTGCGATTTCAATCGTTAAAGCCATAACATTACCCCAAATAAATAACTGTCTCTATTCTTTTGCGCGCCGTTAATTGTATAGGCAACGCTGAACGAGAAACGCCAACGTCTAACACCTTGTATTCAATGCCATCAATAAACGCTTGGTGTTTATAAGACTTGATTAAGCCGCGCACGTTTGCATTTGTAGCTATTGAATAACTATGCCCACCCGAAGCAACGCCGCCCGCTTCAAAGCCCGCGTTGTTTACGTTTGGGGCGTTCTCTCTTGCCTTAAACGAAACTATTTCTTGCCCCGTTTTGCTGTCCTTTATAACGACGTTCATATCGTAATTATAATCATAAGAATTGTTGTTGTAATTTCCCATAGTTTACCTACCCGCAAATAATAAATTCGGCTTTGTTGAAGCGAGCATATTAACGATTGACGGCGCGATAATCTTCTCATTGATTTGGGTGTTGTCTTTTATATCTACACCGCTCACAGTCTTAATGACGCCGTTAAACATTTCAATATTACCGTTATTTAATAAATAAGCCGCTTGAACTAATAGCGCCATTTTAAGCGTTTTTTCAACTTCGGCTTTGTATTTTTCTATTATCTTAATTTTCCAGCGCCTATCGCCCGTTGAAAAAATAAGAAAATCATAAACGTGTTGATGAACGGTGTCAAGAAATTGCGTTATTTTTTCTTTGCTATCGCCTTCAAGTTCGTTCGCAAGGTCAAGCCCGCGATATTTTTTGCAGTCTTCGTCCGTTATTTTAACGGGCATATCTTCATATAAAAAGCTTACTGTTGCCATAATACCCCCCTAATACCACGCCTTTAATAATTTTACAGCGTGAGCGCTTTCAAGCGTTGTTCTACTTTCTGCTCCCGTTAACGTTGCACCTAAACCAACTTCGCCCATTTCGCGCTTGTTATACTTTGTGTTTTTAACAACGCCCAACGCTGAAAGTAAAATCATTTGTTCGTCGGAACGCGCGCCTAAATCTGCATTAAGTAGTTCAAGTGCATTTTCGATTTGCGCTTCCTTAACTTCATTAGGTATCGTTGGGTTTTCTTTCGTTGCGGGCTTAAAGCATTTAATACGCGGAAATTGTAAAGGCTGATTTCGGTCAAGTGGCTTACCTTGCAAAACAAGAGCCTCGATTTGCTGTAATGACGTGTATAAATACGACGTCTTTTCCCTTTCTGTTAAAACACCCCAAACAACCGCTAAATCGTCAAATTCGGGGTAATACTGTTTAATAAACTCGTCGGCTTCTGCGACGGTAACGTAAGTATCGATTCCTACTGTCATTTTTGTTCTCCTTTGCTATCTGGCGGAGTTGCACAACGCCATATTTCTCTTGATAGCATAAAAAAGCCACTCGGTTAAAAGTGGCTTTTCGTTTGTTTAGTTTTTATTAACCTTTAACGCCCGGATGGTAGTAAATACCCGCACGCTTATTTTCATAAGTGTTGGTATCGTGAACGATACGGTATTGGAACTTGTGAGCGTCTTGGTCTTGGTTCTTGTTTGCGCCGTTGCCATTGTCGCCGTCAGCAAGGAAAATTCTTAACTTAACGTGTTTAGCGGTTGACTGTTGAGCCGACGGAACAACAATCATAAAGTTAATAGGCGCAGCATCGTCAGCGGCTGCAATGACCTTATGAGTTACGCCGTTAATTTCTTCGTCTTTGTAAACGGTTTTAGTGAAAAATCTGCTCTTTGGAACTTTAACAACCTTTGCAAATTCTTCAAAGACTTTCTTTGACTTGTAGTTATCTACTTCGTCAATCAATCTTTTAAGTGAAGATTCAATGTAAAGGATTCTGCCTTGTTCGGGAACTTCGTCGTTATCCATCTTGCTCATAGCTGCGGTGAGTGCTTTAAGAACGTCTTCGCCCTTGGTAAGCGCGCCCGCCGTTGCTACTGATACGCCGGTAGTTGAAGCAAGTTTTGCAAAACGGTAAAGGTCAACTTCGGGTGCAACTCTGGTGCGGATAAATTCTGCAACAGCTGCGCCGAAAGTAGCGTCAAGAGTTTCTTCATTGTCAACAGCGTCAACCGAGAACTCAATACCTCTGTCTTGTTCGAGCTTCCAATCTTCCCACTCTGCTTTAACAGCGCCTTTCTTGAAGCCGCTATTTCTATCGTAAGCGTCAAGTGGCGGGGTTTCTACTTTAAGAATTTTAACGGTCTTAACGCCGTCAAAGTTTACTTTTTTGTCTTCTAAATCGGTAGTAACCGATTCTTTCTTAAATACTTCGTCCAAAAGGGGCGTGTATTTTGTTGCTAATGCAATGCTGTTCATACCCATAAAAAATTAATCTCCTATATTTGTGGCTTATGCCTTATTTGTTTTCGGTATCTAAACCGAAGCAACCCCTTAATGTTGCGTCGCCAGCAGGTTTAGGGTCCTGTGTTGGCGGGTTTTGGGGGTTTGGACTACCTTGAACGTGTCCGTCGAACAAGTAAGCGTCCGATTTTTTAATCGCGTCAACTTGTTCAGTAAAGCCTTTAACCGTATATCCACCGTTGCCGTCGTCTTCATAAGTAATCTTTGACTTATCAAGCAACGCTTCAAGAGCTTTCGGGTTTTTAGCTTTCGCGCCAAGTATTGCGCCAGAAAGAGCGCTTTTTTGGCGGGTTTCGGTTAGCGCTTTTTGGTGTTCGGCATCTTTGACTTTAATACTGTCTTGTAATTCCGTTATTTTCGCTTGCAATTCAGCATTATCTTTTGACGCCTTTTTCAAATCGCCTAACTCTTTGTCGCGGTCTTCAACTTGCTTTTTCAGAGCGGCTTTGTCTTCGTCGTATACCGTTTTAGGTATCCACTTTTCTTTGCCGGGACTGATAGCATAGTCGCCTAATTTTTCGTTGACTTGTTTTACCAAGTCGGGACCGAGCTTTTCGTTGAGTTCTTTCATAGTGTCTTCACTCAACATACCTTTGATAAACTTCATAAAAATACTCCTTTGCCTTGATATGGCAGTTGGCGCTGCCCTAGGGTTTTTATAAAGTGCCGTATGGTTTTCGGCTACCTTATGTAAATCGGGTTAATTTCCCCGTTTTTACCAATAAAAAAGCACCGCCCGTTTGGGTAGTGCTTATAATTTGTAAAATTGTTTAGTTTTGATTGAGTATATCGTCGTATATTTTTTGCAGTTTGTCGCTTGTGCTTGTCGTTTCGTAATCGTCGCCAAGTTCGCCAACAATAGCGTAATTTAATTCAATTAAAAACGGTTCAAGCCCAAGTTTGATTTTTTCTTCAACGTCTTCCATATACGGGCGAATCTGCTCGATTTGCTCTTTCGTGATTATAAAATTTGCCATTTTACACCTTCTTTATCTTTTTCTTAAAGGGGTTTACTTGTATGATTTCACCAGTGGTCGGGTTAACAGAAACTTGCGCCACGCCCTCTATTGTGAACACTTGACTTACGCACCCCTTTTTATCTGTCTTAACTTCTTGCGCCACGCCCTTTGTTATACAGTCCTTAACCGATTCAAAAGAAACCCCGTCGCGCCTATCTTCAACTGAACCAAAATAACGCTCGTAAAAATGTTTACTAACGCTTTTAATTTCAATTCCGTTAGGCGTTGTTTGCCCAACAATTTCCGTCGATACGCGCTCGCTTTCGCTCTTATAAAGTTTATAATCGACAAGTGGCGATAATTTACCGCCGCCGATAGAGTCTTTATAACCTTGTAAGCGCCTATATTCCTTATCGTCATTATATCGAATCTCTTGAAATTTGTCTAATGTTTCTGGCATATTCTTTTCACCGACGGTATCTTTCCAACTATTATAAAGTTTTTCATCCCTATCGTGATAATGAACTTTTTTATATTCAGTAGTCCTTGCCCGCCTTGCACGTCTAAAACCGCCAAGCGTTTTATATGGCATTTTATCGCCCATCGTGCTTTGCAACCTATGAAATTCGCGACTTTCGTCAACCCATTGGCGTTGAAGTGCTTGATTTTGATTGTAAATTTTGAACATTTTATCGTTCTTGTCAAAATCTTCAAAGTGGTTGCTTTCTTTAATAAGGCGTTGTAGTTCTTCGGGCGTTTCAAGTTCTTCTACAAACGGAATAAACTCGTGTCTGCAGTTCGGGTGCATTATATTATACCCGCGCTGTAACGCCGTTTCGTATAACGCGGGGAAACGTTTATCATTTCCCGATATACTGTAAACTTTACCCTCGTATTTTTTACAATACGGACAACAACCGGGAACGGTTGTGCAACGAACAAGGTCAATACCTAACTGTTTGCACCTATCAAACGCGCCCGTATTCGCCGACATAATGCGCGACGTTCTCGCAAGCATTTCAGCGTATTTCGGCAAGGGCATTTGCGCACCGTTGTTATAGGTTATAATCATACTCGAATTTTCTTCTGCAAGAGTTTTTTGTATGATATCCTTAACCCCGCCAACCGTTGCCCCATAAGGGTTTTCCTTTTCGGCTTGCTCTATCGCGGAAGAAATAACGTCTTTTGCGTGGTCGGTAGCGTGTTGAACTTGGTTTGCTAACTGAATATAACTATTAGCCACGTCGGTTCCGTCCGCACGTAAACTGCGCGGGACTTTGCCGTCAATGTTTTTAACACCTTCTTTATACGCTGCTGGAATGTCTGATTTAGCCCACGACATTGATTTTTTTATAAGCCCTATATTAACCTTGTCGAGTTTTTTATTAAGTTTTACTTGTAAGCCTTTAACGTCGTCCGCATCCGTATCAAACAAAACCGTATGGACTTGTTCTTCGGCTGACTTAAACGCGGAAATAAGTGCTTGTAATTTATCACTATCGTGGTGCAACATTATTCTTTATTACCTTTTGCGGCGTCGTCCCCGTTTGGGGGCGTTTCTTCTTTTCCTTTGGGGGATTTTCCGCCGTCGTCGTCCTCGCCCGTTTTAGAGCCGTTTTTGCCGTCGTCTTTACCGCCGCCAAAGTCGCCGTTTTTTCCAACACCAAAAGCCTCAATAAAAGCGCTTGCCGATTCTTCGTTTGCCTTATCAACTTCTTCTTGCGCTTGTTCATCGGTTAAGCCAAAGTATTCCACTAATATACTGCGGAGCGATACGCCTAAATTCTTCTTGGCTTGCGCAGTTAATATGTTTTGATATTCACTAACAGGGATACCGTCGTTAAAAATAATATTGATATCTTTATCCTTAACGTTTGAACTGTTAATCAAAAAGGCTATTAGCTGTTTAAGCGGTTGTTTGAAAGATTTACAAACGCGGCGCACTTTTAATTTTGCGTTTGTTAATTTAACGTTTAACGCTTCATAACCTTGCGACGAGTTCATTTCTTCTTGATTTATTACGGGACCTACTTCACACATTGAATAAAGTTCTTTCTTTAAGTCGTCAATACGCGCTTCATTTGCTTGCAAGCTGCCGTCCCAAGTAATATATATAGGCGGTTGCTCGTTAGGCGCAACAACAAAATTACGCCCGCCCGTCTTCATAACCCAAACACCGTTCTCATTTCTTGCGAACGCGCTTTCGGGCGCAGCCATACGCGGTGCGCTGTTTTGGTCAAGAATAAAACTTGCCAAGCAACGCCTTATGGCAATTTCAGCAACGATAGCGGTTATTCGGTCATAGTTTGATATACCGTGCAACGACCTTGAAGTAGTTATCCCCGGTATATTGATTATGAGTTGAGTAAACTGCGCGTCTTCTACCTTGTTCTCTATTAACTTACCCACAGTATAAATAACTTGCGGTCCAAAGTTTTCGTTGGTGTTTTTATCAACAAAACTGTCGTAATTTTTAAACGTCGGTAAAGAATAGCGCCTAATTTCGATTTTACTATCCCCGCGCGTTTGAATTTTGCAATTCAATTCGTATTTATTCTTTGCGGGGTGATTTGCGTCCTGATAGGTGCACACAACCCAACAAAGAACGTCGGCGGTAATTTCCTTTATGTTTTCTGGGTTGCATATAGGAAACCACATTGTAGGCGATTGCGACACAAAATCACGCTCGCCATTGCTATTTATATAGGGGCGAACAATACACTCACCCAAAGCGTCGTTATCAATAACAAGCTCGTTTAACTTATTGTGAAAGTTGCTTTTTTGCAAAATTTCTTCAAGCGCGTCTTTTGCCTTTTCGCAAATAATGTTCGGTTCTTCGCCTATCATTAAATCAACCGTTTTAATTGTTGATAACTGCCAATAGTTCGGCATATCAAAAAAACAGTCGTGTATTTTGCTGTCGTCTTTCAATGCGTTAACAAGTTCGGCGAATCTGTCGGCGTATGGTTTTAATACTAACGACGGCTCGTCGTCAAAAAGATTTGCATTATCCTTATAGGCTTTAAGCCTACGAAGCTCCGACAAAGGCGGGAAATAGTTATTTTCTTTTAACCAATCTAAATTGTAAAGCATTTGTTTTTCTCCTTTTAATAATTAAGCATACCGCTGAAATGCGCGATATTCGTTCCAAGACTTAAAGCCAATGCGTCCGCACGGTCGGGCGAACTTACGCCGCGCTTTTTCATATCTTGTTTACGTTCAAGCTGAATATCGCCGTCTTCATTTACGCGATATTTCCTATCTGATAATTGAGCAACGAGCGCCGAATCTTCTTCTATAAATAACTTATCAGCCATAAGCAAACGTTTAACGTTGCCCCAAAGCAAACCCGTATTGTTGCTGTATTTGATAGGTTCTTCGTTTAAGGTCCCGCCCGTTCCACCGAACGTTTGCGCGATAACCCTATATTTTAGGTTGCTATGGTTAGACTCTAACATATCAACAACGCCCGCACCTACGCCCGTTTCGTCGGCGTTTATATCAACGTAAATGCGCGGGTGTAGTTTGTTTAATCTTCTAACTATTTCTTTAACGCGCCCCGTGAGTTCAACGGTGTCGTTCTTGTATAAAATGAGTTCTTTACGCGAAACGTAATACCCACCATAATCATAGGTTAGCCAAATAGTGCTCTCATCATCGCCAAAGCGCGCAACGTCAACACCTAAACTAATGTGTCTCGGTTCGGGGCGAGTGACACCAGATTTCACCCAAGAATTATAATTCCTTATCCCCTTTTCAATAAGTTCAAGTGATATAAACGTGTCGGGTTGTGATTTTGGAAATTCACCTAAAACGCGAACACGATAGGGGTCGCTATCCATACCGTATAACGCAATAATTGAAGCGATAAACTCACGCGATACGCGTCGGCTGTTTTCGGCGTTTAACGTTATACAATTAAACATTTCACGGTTGCGGGTAAAAGCATCGTGGAAAAAACCTTGTGTTCGGGTAGGGTTGCCCACCATTATCAATTTCGTTTCTTCACCCGTTAATGCGCCTAATATCGGCTCAAATATTACGTCGTTAATACCGCTCGCTTCGTCCATAACAAATAAAAGGCTGTCAGCGTGAAAGCCTTGCATTGCGTCGGGCTTGGTTGCAGTTCGAGCAACGGCAAACCACTTTTCTTCTTTTGTTTTAAGAACTACCCTTTCAACCGTCCAATCAAAATAGCGCAAAAGAACCTTGCTTTTGGCGTGCCACTTACTTATTTCTGACCACAATATATCACGCAGCTGGTGCATTGTCGGCGCGGTGCAAGGTATTTTCGGGTAAGGACGCGTAAACATAAACCATAACACTATCCACGCAAGCGTTGTCGTCTTGCCTACACCGTGCCCGCTCTTAACCGCCGTCATCCTATTTTTTCTTACACTCTCTAAAATTTGAACTTGCTCGTCTTCGGGCGTAGCGTCAAACATTTCCTTAATGAATAAAAGCGGGTTGTTGTAATAGCGATTAACAAGCACGTCAATTTTCGCCATTGTCTTCTTCCCCCTTTTCTTCCTTTTTAACGTTTAGCACCGCGTTAATAAATTCGTCAATAGGATCGTCGTCTTGTGGTTTATCCCTATCGGTGTCGCGCTGTCCGAGATATTGTTTACCAAGCCAAATAGCCATACGCGGGTTCTTTTCTGCTTGGTCGTATTGAATACGTCGTAAACTTGCACGCCCTACCGCTTTAAAACTTGAAAAAACGGCGCAAAAAGTCGCACCGTCGTAATTCTCTTTTACCCAATTCAATAAAGTGTTTTCCGAAACCATTAAAACCGCACAAATTTCTTCTTTTGTGCATTGTATTTTCATTAGGTTTTCAAAGACGTTTTTGTCGATTTTCTTCTTCGGTCTTCCGAATAGTTTTTCGACGGTCTTTGTCTTCCCTTTTTGGTTTTGTTTTTTATCTTCCATTTTGACCTACTTTTTGCGGATTTCACTTTTTCATTTTTCCAAACACCTTTTCAATATAAGTTCGGTTGTTTTTATACTCCCATAACTGCGCTCTTGCGAACGATTGTTGTTGTAATTGTTTTTCCATAATTGTCCTTTGGTGTAAGCCCCTAAAACAAATTCCCGTTCCCACTTCTTTTTGTTTTTCAGTAGGGACTGGCCTTTCACCGTTGATAATGTGATTAAGATTGAAATGGTTTCCAATAAACCCGTCAAGACCGTCTATTCCGCAACACGTTAAACTGTCCCCGAGTTCTCTTGTTCTGTTCTCACCCGAATAAAACTTTAAGCCTAATTCGTGAGCTCTTTCTTTAAGGGCGAGTATATCGGTTTTAATTCTTTCGTAAGGATAAAGGAAATCGCCACCGATTTTAATCGTTCCTTGTCTTTTATTTAAGAACTTCATGCCTTCAACGATTACTCCGTAAGCGCCCGCTTCTTTGAACTTTTGCAAATTGTTAAAGACTTCTTTAAACACTTCGCACATATACGGCTGTATTCTTATAATAAGTCTTTTAGCAACCGCCGCCACTTTGCGCGCAATCTCTAACCTTTCAGCGAAAGGCGGGCAACCAGGTTCTAATTTGTCGTAACTTTCGCAAACAAGCGAAATTTGAACAACGCAGTTGCAGTCTTTTATAAGTTCAAGATATTCAGGTTCGGCAACAAGTTTTCCCTTTGTAGAAACCACAAAAGGATACTGCGTTTCTTTAAATATCTTTAAGCACTCTAAACTTCTGCGCCTATGTTTTTCAACTGGTTGGAACGGATCGCTCATACCACCCCAATGTAAAGGGATATTCCAATCGCACCAACTCGTTTCTGCATTACGTTGACCTTTAATAAATTTTAGTAAAGCTTCGGGACCTTCCCCGTCTTTTATATTCGATATTGTGTTCTTCCTTTTAACAAAGCAATATTCGCAAGCGTGGGAACAACCCTCGTAAGTATCGAAGCGTATAGGTAGGTCGCAAAGGTAGCATTGACTTCCGCATTTAGGCATCTGTTAGCACCCCCCCCCCGATG